CAATTAATAGCGGTATATATACCACCGGCGGAAACAAAGTTTATTATGGGTTAGTATATCCAGATTATGGTACACTTATACTTGATGGTAAAATGCTTGATCAAAAATTAACATTTTTAACTAATACAGGATCTAGCTCAGAAGGTAACAATCATTTTGCATTATTCCATTCAATATCTGGGTCTGCATTATTTACAGATCCTGCTACTAGTGATCCGTATGGCTTCTTAGCAAGAAATTCAGAAAAAGTAACTAGCACACATTATTTTGTTCGTATTAAAAATGCAGAATATAATTTTTCAAATAATCCATCATATATAACTGGTAGTGTAGGCCAATTGGCACAAACAACGTTTGTAGGTGATCCAAAAACATATATCACTACAGTTGGATTATATAATGATCGTCAGGAATTGTTAGCAGTAGCAAAATTAAGCAAACCATTATTGAAATCATTCCAGCGTGAAGCACTTATACGAGTTAAGTTAGATTTCTAAAATAGCTCATTGAATTAAGCCCTGTTATATTTATATTAAATGTAGCAGGGTTTTTACTGAATATGGCAACATCAAATTTATCAATAGCAAATAATAATGATACGTATCATGGAATATATCCATCTGTTTTAAAAAAAATAGATCGGATCGATGTATCAACTATTCCGTTTCAAGTTTATAAAACATGGACTGCAGTATCTGGTAGCTCTACTAGTAGTATGTTACCACTGCAAGGAATATATAGCGATCCGGATTATCTTCCTGCATTAGGATCTGAATTAACATTTAATGATTTAGCCAATATTGATGGTAGTTTGCAAACTATTACATATTATTCAATAAATCATTTATTTTACAAGTATAAAACTAGTCCTATGAAATCATATGGACCTACTGATTTAACTAAAACATCAAAATATTTATATCAATCAGCATCTGTTCTTTCATTTCCACAAATGAAAATAGGAGAAGGAATAAAACCAGGTTCATTTAATTTTACTGGGTCGACAGTAAATTTAGCGTCTGACAGATACAGCAATATTTATGATGTTGCATTTGATACTGCATCTATTGTTTCTGATTGTAAATTTTATGAAGGATTTAATGAATATTTTAATGAATCTGGTGTTAAACACGCCACATATGGTACTTTAACAGCAGCTGCTGGCATACCAACTACTGACGGTTCCACATTACCAATTGGATATTCTGCCGACTTTGATCATAATTCATTAATGGTTGTATCAAATGAATCGATTCCTGGATATTATGATCGAGATCATGATTATGCAATTTCACTTTTTGTTTCTGCATCAGTGCCATTCGACGTTTCTTTAGAGCAGGAACAATTGTTAATAGGTAAGAGTGGAACTAGAAAACCATATTATATTGCATTGCAACAAGATAAAACAATTAAATTTTACATTGTAGGGGCATCACCAGAATTAGCGGTTAGTGCATATACAGATCCTACTAAAATAAAACATATTGCAGTTACTAGTTCTACTGCTCTTACTAGTAGTTGGAATCATGTTGTATGTCAAAAGTCTAGTAGCTACATGCAGATTTATGTTAATGGGGTATTAGAAACAAGTACAGATCAATCGTTATTAAAAGTTCCAAATTCTCCATTTTCTCAATCGATGCGTATTGACAGTACCGGTGATACATATGTGGGTGGATGGAATCTTACCGCATTATCTAATAATTACCATGGCAAATTAGACGAAATACGCATATATAACAAATCATTAACTGCAACTGAGGTTGGTTATATAGCAGACCGGTCTGAAGGCGGTACGATGCTACAAACCAATGTAGTGGGTAACGTGTTTTCTAAACAAGGATTAGCAGTTATATCATCTCCAGATTATAGATATGCAGATATTATTAAACAACCATTTACCTCTAGTTATAAAAGCACAAAAACAATATATGAATTAAATGTGTTAGCAAAATTAGATGCTGGTGATTTTAATATGTCATTAAACCATACATTGACAAATGATGATGATGTAACATATAGAAATTTTGTTAGCGGTAGTGATTTTGCTCCATATATAACAACAATTGGATTATATGATGATTCCGGCCAATTATTAGCTATTGGTAAATTAGCACAACCAATACGTAAACGAAATGATGTTGATATGAATTTTGTGATTCGTGTTGATTTAGATAAGGATACAAAATGATTAAATTAAAAACAATATTATCAGAATTAGCTGAATCCGATATCCAACGATTATTGAAACGTATTAAAAATAAAGAATTTAGATTTTTAGCACAAGGCGATAATGGTCGAGTATATGAAATTGATAATGAAGATAAAGTTTTTAAAGTTACACAAGAACATAGCGAATTTGAAGTAGCAACTGTTATTGTAGGACGACATACACAATTTACTACATTCATTCCGGTATATTATGTTAATGAAATAGAAAATGGAATACTGCCGGGTTCTTCGTATATAATGGCAAAAGCTAACAAATTAAACCGTAATATGCAAAACAACATAATTCAATTTACTGATGCGTTCAAACGGTATGCACAAGAAATGGGTGGTGAAATAACTATATTTGATTATTTAGATAATGATGGAGCTCGAGATGCAGATACCCAATTAGTAAATTTTTTACGGGCATTGCAACAAGATATACAAAAAATGAATATTCCGGATCTAGATTTAGATTTAGATTTCGGAGTAAACAATGTGATGGTTTGGAATGGTAATATGGTCTTAACTGATTGGTAACAGATATTTATATATATGAAAACACATATTTTATTAGAACAATTAATTAGAAAAATGATATTTGAACAACCGGCAACATCGACTGGCATATTGAAACGAAAGCCAAAAACGGTTAAGTCTCGCGAGGTTGAAAATGAACCGGAAATGCGAAAAACATCTATTAGACCAGGTAGTGATACCGCAGTTTTAAATGGATGGAGTCATGGTGCTGCTAGAGTTGGTGATTCTAGAACTACATTCGAAGTAAAAATTGCTAATTGGGGTAAAGGTTACGTTAGTTCAACTTCTGATGCAATTATTGGATCGATATCAACATCTAGAGAATATGGAATTAATTCTCAATATGCTAAAGTAAAATCTGCAGATACCCCTACTGGAAATAAATATGCATATGTAATGGGTAGGAATGTTTCAAAATTACCTAGACATGGTAAATTTAATGTATGGATTGTTAATTTAGAGATATTATATAAGATTGCTAATCAGATTGATGCTAAATTAGGATTAGGTGATTCATACTCGGTAATTAGTATGTTAGATTCATATGGACCGGAGAGCATAATTGCTGGTTTTATACCGATATATGATATGGGCGTATTTGAACAATTGGTAGATGCTATAAAATCTTATATGCGAGATCCGGAGATCGGGGGTTCATTAACAATACCAACGGCAGGCGTTGAATACAGTAAAACAAACAACGAAATTACAATTACAGATGAAAAAGTATTTCCGGATTTAACTGGCTTAGATAAAGATTATACAGAAGAGGCCTTGGACACAGCCCCGCAGGAGACTCGGTATGAAAATGGCGCCGGATCTGCTTCTTATTTTTTAAATTTTGTTGGTGATGGGGTTATTAGATTGACATCAGATGGCGGTACTTCATTTGTACCAACGAAGGGATCGATTGATATAAAAAGACGGAGTGATAATGCTGTAGGTAAATTTGAAGGAACATTTATAAAAGGGTATCCAGATACTGGTACGTTGACGTGGACTGACATGGAACCATATACTGGTATTATACCAAGAAATTCTATTACACAGATAGTAGTACCTAACCCAGATGAAACAGGTCCTGGTGAACGTCGAGCGCGAGTAGTTACTTTTATTATAAATTATACTGGTGAAAAAGACAAATCTGGAGAAGAACCGTCGACGGAAGTGGTTTCTACTCGAGATACCAAAATAAAATATCCATATTACTGGAGCTCATCCTCCGGTGTTTTTTATGTAATTAAACTTGCAAGTAAACCAACCGTTGTATTTTATAAAGATAAAAAACAATGGATGTATATTAATCAACAAACATTCGAAAATGCTGTCACTTCAAAAGAAGTTGTTGAAATTATACCACAGCGAGTTACTGATAAAGGATTAATAGCTGAATTAGAAACTAAATTAGCAACCCCTACTACTTCTGAACCAACAGCGACTACATCTGGAAGTGAAACGGTACCGATTACCGAACCCGAAACTACATCTGGAATTGAATTTCCATATTATGAAACTGGCAGTGGTGGGTATACTATAATAACATTAAGTTCAACAGATCCATATGTATATTGTAAAGATTCTCAAAATAAATGGTATACTCTTAAAAAAGCAAATTTAGTTACTAAACGCGGAGTTAATAAATGGAACTTAATTTCAAATACTGCGGCGATTGATAAATTAGAAAATGCAAAAAATTCTACTCCTAATTTTAAAGTTATCGTTAATAATAAAAAAGTAACACCGAAACCAGCAGCTGCTACCCAAACTCAAATATTTTTAAAAAATAGTAATCCGGTAGGAGTAACTATAAACCGATTTATATATGATCCTAAAATGACTAATGTATCACGAGATTCGAAATATACAACTAAACAAAATGATAAGTTTTATAAAACTACTACTAAAAATATAATAGTAGCTGGTGAAACTTATATGAATGTGAAATTCCCAGATGGTAAAACATATTGGGTATATGCTGATTCATTTAAATAAATAAAAAAGTTATGGCAAAAAATCATTGGCATAGTTCAACAAGCAAACGAGCTATTGCATTAAAATACGGTTATAAATCAGGATTAGAGCAAACAGTTGCGGAGCAAATAAAAAATGCTGAATATCCTTTGAAATATGAAACAGAAATCTTACATTATATTGTACCGGAGCGTAAAGCAAAATATACTCCGGATTTTGTGTTCATAAAAAAAACTGGTGAAACCATGTATATCGAAACAAAAGGTCGGTGGACTAATATTGATCGTTTGAAAATGAAACATATATTGGCATCAAATCCTACTATCGATATTCGCATGGTATTTCAAAATCCAACACAGAAAATATCTAAGGCGTCGAAAACTACATATCAGGACTATGCACATAAACTAGGAATACAACATGTTGCAAAAAAAGATATTCCTGCAGAATGGCTGTTAGAATGTGCAAAAACAGACGACGATATTATTAATCCAAATAAATTTTTTAATTAAGGTTGGATTTGTGGATTATTTTAAATATATTCTTTAAAGATTGATGTTAATGATTAATTAATATTAATTTAAATGATTAATTCAGTATTGAATTGATCGTTAGACCAGAAATGAAATGTATGTGTCTAACTAATAATAATATAATATAATATATTAATAGTATTAATTTAATTAATTGGATTACTACTGATTATTTCTTATATTATAGTATGAAGAATATTAAATTATTACAATTATTAGAATCCGTCTTAGGTAAAGGTAAATCTACTTCCGGAAATAATATTGCATTCTTCTCTCCATTTGTTTCTCATTATAAACCAAAATTAGAAATTGATATCGATACTAATCATGCCGGCGAAAATGCTTGGCATTGCTGGATATCTGACAAAAAAGGTCGAAGCATTGTTACTCTGTTTAAACAATTAAATTTACCAAAAGAAAAATTTGAGCAATTAAATCGAATTGTTGAATCGTCCCGATATCGTTCTAACACCACAATAACTGAAAAACCTGTACTATTACAATTGCCGACGGATTACCGACCACTGTGGATAGAAAAGAAAACTCCGGATTATCGTAATGCAATGCATTATTTAAAAAAACGAGGCATTACCATATTTGATATTTTAAAATATAGAATTGGATATTGTGAATCCGGTGAATATAGTGGCAAGATAATAATACCTAGTTATGATGGATCTGGCCAATTAAATTATTTCGTATCTAGAGCATATTATAGTTCAGATACACAACGGCATAAAAATCCTAAAGTTTCTAAAGACATTATTGGATTTGAATTATTAATTAATTGGGCCGAACCGATTATACTATGTGAAGGTTCATTTGATGCAATTGCTGTAAAAAGAAATGCAATACCACTATTTGGTAAAATCATACAAACTACATTACAA